TCGAGACCGAGACCTGCATCCGGCCCGGCGCCGAGTACACGGCCGTGGTCGTGATCTTCTTCGCGATGCCTTCATCGATGAGCCACGCGAGGCCCTGCTCGAACGCAGCTCGTGCCGTTCCCAGGGCCGCCGTGGTCGCTTTGGCTCGTCCGAGCGTCCACACCAGCGACCCATAGGGCTCATCGATGTCGGCCCACCAGCCGCGCCGATCCTGTTCGGTGATCGGCCGCTCGGGGTTCTCCGGGCCGAGCCCGTCCGTGAACACGGATGCGAGGCACGCGGTGGCGAGGCCTTCGTCGACACGGAGATCTCCGTTCTGGAGATCGAGGTCGCCTCCTTCGAGGCCCCAGCGCAGGGCAACGTCGCTCACTTAATCTGCTCCCGTTTCTTGGTCGCGACCTTGGCGGATCCCGGCCCCTGCACGCCATCGACCCACCCGTCGAGGTAGCCAAACACGTGAAAGCGACACGTAGTCTTGGATGCGCCAACCGATTGAGAGTGCGCGACCGAAGCGGACATCATTCCGTCCGCTTCGATCGTGTGGTTCAACGGCGAACCAAGGATCTCGCCGCACGCGCAGCGCACGTAGACCAAACCGTCCTCGTCGATCAGCCACGCTGGCGCGATCGCACCCTCTCGCTTGGCAACCTTGAAGAGCGGGTCGAAGTCGAAGCACACACCGCTGATCGTCATTGCTTTTTCTTCTTCTTGCGGAAGCGCGAGGCCTTCGGGCAGTCGGCGAAGTGCGACTCCATGTAGCGCTCGCCGTCCTGCACCACGGTAGACGCGATGCTCAGCGGCTGCCAGCGGTTGTTCTTGGTCGAGAGGATCCACGCGACCTCGGCACCGCACGCGGTGCACTTCGACTCGCGCGAGCCGCGCGGGCAATGGAAGTCGATGCGCTTGTGCTGGCGCGGCGGCTGGACGACTTCGGCGGTGGGCTGCTGATTCTCTTCCATGTGCGGCTCCTACATTTCGGGCAGCGGCGGCCCCGTGGAGGGTCCGTCGTGCTCCTCGTGGACGTGAAGGTCGTAGATGGTCCGGATCTGGTCCATCGATCCGGCATTGTCCGCGACACTTCCCGACACTGCAAGATTTCCCGACATGGTCACGAGCGGCGCATCGATCTCGAGCTTGGTCGCGGCCGCCACGCGGATCACACCGCCGCGCTTTAGGTGCACCACGCTACCGAGATCGTCGTAGACCGCGACCTCGCCCGGCGCGAGGCTCTTCAGCCTGTAGCGGCGGTCGTCGACGACGAGCACGATGCCGTGGTCGCGATTGCCGCCGAGGAAGCACGCCAGAGCTTCGGCACCCGGATGCGGGTTCGACGTCAGCCCGTACTCCTGGAAGCGCTCGACGTCGGAGCGCACCTCGCCCTTCAGGATCTGGAGCTGCAGGAGCTGCACGCGGCCCTCGTCGTTCACTTGCGCGACCACAGCTCGAGCGAGCGCGTTGAGGATCCGCTGCTGCAAGGGGCGCAGCATCGTGGCGACGTCGCTGAGCTTCACCGTTCCACCAGCCCGCCGAAGTTGGCCGGGTCGTCGACTGCCTTCAGCACAGGCACGGGCTTGTACGCATCCGGCCGCACGAGACAGAGCTCGGTCTGCTGCCCGTCGTCGATGCCAAGCGTGAACACGACCGACTGCACGAGCAGCTCGCCGTCGAACTCGAGCGCGGGCAGGCTCGCGTGCGTGAGGATGCCAGGCGTCCACAGCCCGCCGTTCGGACCCTGGCGCCAGCCCGGGAGCGTGACCTCGAGCTTCGACGCGCGCGCGGCTCGGACGCTGGCTTCCCATTCGGCCCGGCGATCGCATGCGTCGTCGTCCGCGATGCCCTCGGCCATGATCACGAGCGATCGCCCGAAGCGAGCGGATAGGTCCTGCGCGTTGCCCTCGGGCCCGGCGCAATCCTCGGCGCTCTGGTCGTCGTCGGGGTTGGGCTGCTGCGCGCGCACGAAGTAGTCGTGGAAGATCGCGGAGCGGTCGAACGAAAGGTTTGCTGCACTGACATTGACGCCCTGCTCGAGCGAGACCGTCGCGCGCTCGAGCCCGGGGCGGGTGAGCAAGAGCGAGCCGTCGGGCTGTGCCTGCGGCAGCACGCCGCGCAGCCTGCACGCGCGCTCGATCGCGGCGAACACCGTCTCGCCAGGTTGCACGGCGTAACGATCGAAGAACGGGCCCGTGTCGATGTTGGTCGCGACCTTGATACCGAGCGGGAGCGCGAGCTCGTGGACGATGCGCTCGAGCGGCAGGTCGTACCACTCGCCCGGAGTCATCGCGGCCGAGCAGTCGACCAGGTCGCACGTCGCGTCGCGGCCGCGCACGGTGATCGTGTGGGAGACGTCGTCGAAGTGCTTGTTGACGCTGTCGACGAAGCCCGAGATGACGAGCTCGATGCCGGCGCGCAGCTCGCACTTGGCATCGGACGCGATCGGCCACACGCGCGAGTTGGCGACGGTCAGATCGAAGCTGCCGGCGACGGCTTCGATCGAGCGGCAGATCCGAACTCGCTCCCAGCCGCTGTAGGAGAAGCCCCCCACGAAGAGGTGGATGTCATCAGCCATCGACCAGGATCTCCAGCGGCACGCCCTGCGGGATCAGCCCGGGGTTCTTGATCTTGTTGCGCGTCACGATCTCGTCCGCTCGGCGCGCGTCGGCGTAGATCATCTGCGCCAGCACGAGCGAGGGCAGCGACGCCCGCGGCGTGTACTGATCGAGCACCGGCAGCTTCTCGGGATCGGGCGGCACGGCTTCGACGATGCGCTGGCGCAGCGCGCCGAGCTCGAGCGAGACGTCGTCCTCGACCTTGTCGGCCAGGTCGTCGAGCTCGTCCTCCATCAGCCGGCGCAGCGCGAGCGCATCCTCGAGGCTGTCGAACGTGAGCTCGGACGCGATCACAACCGCAAACGCGAGTGCGTTACAGCGCGCGAGCACGATCGGGCAGCGGCCGTTGGTGTATGCGTCCTTCTGGTTCTTGCCCGTCCCGAACGGCGGCGGCACGGGGAAGCCGAAGAACGACGCGTAGAAGTAGAACGCCTGCAGCTTGGACGCGGCAGCCGCTTGCACGCCGAGAAACGCCGCGTTGAGCGCGGACGCGGCGATGACCGGCGCGGCGATCACGCTCACGACTTCGTCGCCGATGTTGCGGATCTGCTTCTCGAGCGTGGCGAGCGCTTGGACCGGCCCGGTGAGCCCGTTCGCGGAGAGCTTCTTCCACACGCTCGCCCACGCGTCCTCGGCTGCCTTCTGCACGAAGTCGGGCGCACCCTTGGTGACGAGCGTCGTCGCGAACGATGACGCGGCCGCTTCGGTCAACGCGGCAGCCTGCGTCTTGGCAGCTCCCACCGGGTTCGGCGAGGAGATGGGGAGCGTCGTGGCGCCGGCTTCGATGAACGTGATCGAGAACCGCGCCATTCCGCCGGCGTCGGTCTGCTCGTTCACTCCGAAGCCCAGCACGACCACCTCGAGCGTCCCGTGATAGGGGTGCACGAGCGTGCCCGGGCCCGGAGTCTTGAGCGCGTCGACGAGCGCGCGGCGTGCGGGGAAGTAGTCGCGGCCGAGGACGAATGCCTCGATCTGGAAGCGGTCCTCGCGACGGCCGAGCGGCTCGATCAGCGGCGGGCGGAAGGACGCGTCGCCGGGAGACGGAAAGCGGTGGATCGCGATGTTCTGCCCGCTCTCGGCGTTGGACACGGCAACGTTGAACGGGACCCCTCGAAACGACGCGTCGCGGTAGTCTTCTCTCCAGCCCATGCACGCGAGCTTAGCCCTTGGTGGGGGGCTCGAACACTCACGGGCCGACGAGGCTCCAGCCCTGCGAGAGGTCGATGTCGACGCCCGTGTTGCGCTCGGTGCTCACGCTGGCGCTGCGCGGCATGTTCTCGAAGCTGACCTTCAGCTCGGCCTTGGGGGTCTTGCCAGCGAGCTGCGCGCCGCCAATGGGCGCTCCGCTCGGTGCGTTGTCGCCGCCGAAGAGCGAGTCCGCGAGCTTGGGCACGGCTTCGGTGAAGCCCAGCTTGTCGAGCAGC